CACATTCGCACATAAAACGGATTTAAACATCATATCCGAATACATACAACACAACTACGAGATTCCAGAACGTCGAATATTTGTATTTGCAAACGAAGATCATGCAGACAATTTGTATTGCACATATAATGCTATTGATTCTGGTCGCAGAGGACAAAATACAATAAGCATACATCGTAAAAAAGAAACAAATACCTTGTATACGGTTAATGCACTTAATGAAGTTATACGAACGGTTAATAACGGAGTTTTAGATAAAACGTATCAATTAGATTGGAGTAACTATCAAAACTCATTCATATTAACAGATGATGCGGGATACCGTGTTGTTGGATTGGTATTTTTCAAGAAAATTACTTGGAATTGATATTTATTTATAGTTAATGGATCAATATATGAAATTAGAAAATCTTTTAAAAGAAAATATGCATCGGTTTAAAACTAAAAATTTAGCCGAAGATATGGATCAAAATAATAATGGTTACCCTGATGGTACCGAAGGCAATCAAAAGCCTGCAGGTCGATATACCGCAGATCTATTAGCTCATGCAGCACAAATTATGAATGTTGCTAGTTTTGATTCATTGTATGATGCATATGAAGCTATGGCTGATGCATTAGATGCTGGTGCTGAAAATGAAGATGAAATCCGTGACTGGGTATCTAGTTATGCTAGATACGGAAAATATTAAAAAAGGAATATATGAAAAAATTAAAAAACATACTTGCAGAAAATATGCGTAGATTCGGTACCAAAAATTTACAAGAACAATCTGGTGATATTGAGTACTTAAAACAAATTATCGATTTTGATCCTAGTGATTTAGGTAGTATTGACCAACAAATTAAATATTCTAAAGAGTTAGAAGAATTAGACAATTTTGTAGATACGGATGAATCTATTCCAAATCAGGTAATAGAAAAAGTATTTGATTTATCTGATTATTATATTGGATCGCGTGGTAGTATGCCAAGTGGTATTCCTGATGCTAAGGCATTTATAGAATTTTTGACTAAATATAAAAAACTAGTATCTAGATACAAAAATTTAACCGAACAAGATAAGTATCAAACATCAGGTCAACGAGGAGAAATTCCAATGTTAGATCCAGAAGCTGATACTGAAGTGTTCGAATCTAATTTAGATCGTTTAGAAAAAAACTATATGCTCGTAAAGCCTAAACGAATAGATGCATCTGAATTTAAAAATGATGTACGAGATTTAATATCAATATACAAAGATAAAGATCCATCTACAGCCCGAAAAACATATTATAAAGCATTTTTTGACTTATATCCATATGCAACAACGAATCGCGTATATAAAAGTGTAGTTTCAGACATAATGAACCAATTGAATTTTCTGTTACGTCATTCTGCAGATGTATACAAAGGCGATACCAGCAACTACGGTTACCGATTGTTTCCTAAGCAAAAAGAAAAAGGCATTCAATAATATTTTTGCAAAAAAAACTTAACTAATTACTTTGATTTAACGACTTAATTACTTATATTGTAATTAATATTTTATATTTTATTAACTAATTAACAAAAGGAAGACTTATGGCACTTAACTTAGATGCAATTAAGGCAAAACTGAATCAGTTAAACAAAGCTGATGACAAAAAACAAAATTTGTGGAAACCTGAAGCAGGTAAGACACGTATCCGAATTGTACCGTATGTACATCGCAAAGACAATCCATTCTTAGAATTGTATTTCCATTATGACATTGGTAAGCGTTCAATGCTTTCTCCAATTACATTTGGTAACGCAGATCCAATCGTAGAGTTTTCAGACAAACTAAAGAAAACTGGCGACAAAGATGAATGGATGATGGGTCGTAAAATTGAACCAAAAATGAGAACTTATGTACCGGTAATTATTCGAGGTAAGGAATCTGAAGGAGTTAAATTCTGGGGATTTGGAAAACAAATCTACACAGAACTTCTTTCAATTATCTCAGATCCAGATTACGGAGACATTACGGATCTAATGAATGGTCGAGACATTGATGTAGAATTCACACCAGCTGAAGGAGGCGCATATCCTAAAACAGCAATCCGTGTTAAACCAAACACTCAACCGGCTACCGAAGACAAATCAATTGCAGAAAAAATCATGAATCAACCAGAAATTACCGATTTATTTCCTGAACCAACTTATGAAGAGTTAGAAGCTGCATTAACAGAATGGATGAATCCTGAAAATGCAGATTCAGATGTAGCAGCTGATGAAGAAGAAGAGGCACAAGGCGTTCCAGCACCAGCAAAAGTTGCAAAGCCAGTAGCAGGTAAAGTTGATGACGTAGCATCAGCATTTAATGATCTTTTCAATTAAGGAGTTATAAATGGCAAAGAGTAAAAGCAAACTAGAACTGGAAGATGCGTTAGCAAACACCTTAGCAGATAGCATTAATAAGCAATTTAAAGGTCAAGCATTAAAAACTGCATTCTTCTTAGATGGCGATGACGATGCCCCAAGCAATGTCAAAGATTGGATTTCGACAGGTTGCGATTCACTCGATTTAGCAATTTCAAACCGACCAAACGGAGGATTCCCAGTAGGTCGGATAACTGAAATTACCGGATTAGAAGCATCAGGTAAATCATTATTAGCATCACACGCATTAGCAGAAACACAGAAAAAAGGTGGCCTTGCAGTATATATTGATACTGAGTCAGCAACAAGCACTGAGTTTCTTCAAGCAATTGGTGTCGATTTGAAAACAATGCTATATGTTCCGTTAGAGACCATTGAAGAAATTTTTGAAACCATTGAAACAATTGTAGAGCAGGTTCGCAAATCAAACAAAGATCGTTTAGTTACGATTGTAGTGGATTCTGTGATGGGAGCTTCCACAAAAATTGAAATGGCTGCAGAATATGACAAAGATGGTTATGCAACTAGTAAATCAATCATTCTTTCAAAAGCAATGCGTAAAGTTACAAACTGGATTGCTCGAGAAAACATTTGTTTGATTTTCACTAATCAGTTACGAACTAAATTAGGTGTTTCGTTTGGCGATGCGTGGACTACATCGGGTGGTAAAGCAATTCCATTTCATGCATCTGTACGACTTCGTCTTAAGAATACCGGGATGATTAAAGCAAAAATCAATGGTGTTGAACAAGTAGTTGGAAGTAAGACTGAAGTGCAAGTTGTGAAGAATCGAATGGGTCCACCACATCGTAAAGTTAACTATGATATCTATTATGATTCTGGCATTGACAATTACGGCGGTTGGTTAGAAATCATGAAAAAGTTTGATTTAGTTAAACAAGCTGGAGCACATTACACACTCGAAGACGTAGATCCAGACACTGGTGAAGTATTTGGCGAAGTTAAATTTCAATCAAAAAACTTTGTTGAGAAAGTAATTCAAAACAAAGAAATAAAAACTCGATTGTATAACAGAATCTGTGAAGCCTATATTTTCAAATATCAAGCAGGTATTGATGGCGGAATAGATGATGTAATAATTGATGAAACAGTTATAGATGAAGAAGGCTAATGAATAAGTATCAACAGCTATTCAAAAAGTTACAAGAAGAAAAGGTAAACGGTCCATCGGATGTCAATGATCATATCATGGTATTCGATGGATTGAATACTTTTATTAGGGCTTTTGGAGCAACACCATCCACAAATGAAGATGGCGACCATGTAGGAGGAATCACCGGATTCTTATTTTCTATAGGCAAAGCAATCAGAGACTTTAAACCTAGCAGATGCGTTATTGTGTTTGATGGACGAGGCGGCAGTGCCCGCAGAAAAAAGATTTACGGTGACTATAAAGGCAACCGAGCCAATAAAACCAGATTGCGGCGACATGACCATCAGCAATTTGCTACTATTGAAGACGAACAAGAAGCAATGCGTTGGCAATTTTCAAGACTTGTTTCATATTTAGATAATTTGCCTGTAACATTTCTTGCAATCGATGGAATTGAAGCAGATGACACAATTGCATATATCGCACAAATGTATGAAGATATTGCTAAAAAAGTTACAATTGTATCTACCGATCGCGATTTCTATCAACTAATTAGTCCGCAATTACAAGTTTGGTCTCCAATCAAAAAGAAAATGTATGATGAAGCAGCGCTGATAGAAGAATTTGGAGTTCATCCAAATAACTATGTTGTATATCGTACATTTACGGGGGATGCATCAGATAATATTCCAGGCGTTGTTGGTATTGGTCCGAAAACTAT